ACAGCTCTATCTGCTCATTCGCAAATTCTCTTATTTCAGCCAAGGTCATTGGGTTGCCTTCGCTCTCTCGACGCGAAAATTCATTTTGCAACGCATAGTCTGCATTTTCAAAGGCAGATTTAGATGCCCGAGCAAGTGTGGGGTTGTCAGTTTGCGCGTCCAATTCGTTGTATTTAAACGCACGCTTTAACAGTCTTGAACCAACTGCCAAGCTTTCATCGGCTTCGTTATAAATCTTGAGGCTCAACTCTCTATGCTGCTGCGCTGTAATTCTAAACGTATCTGTGTTTAGCTCTTCAACTGTTAGCATGCCGCGCTCTGCAAGCGCGTAAAGTTCTGAATATCTGGCTTCGCTTCCTTCGCCAGTAGGCGCAAACTTGAACTGTGTAGACGTATCCATCTCTTCGTTCATTCTAGCTTGCTGCTCTCTAGTCGCCCAGAATTGATTGTTTAAATGGGTTTGCAAAATATCTTTAGCTCTAAGGCCAGTTACACCACCTTGATCAGACGCAGAAAGATTTTCAAAAGCTTGGCTGCCAATCAATTGACGTAAAATTTCAGGTTCAACAATTTCGCTATCTTGTACCGAAAAGAAAAAGTTATATGCTTTTTTGTTGCGTCCGTTTGTCTCTTCTTGCCGCTCAGTTTCTAGCTTTTCTTCAGCATCAAAAAACTTCAACGATGTAGCTAGATTTTCTTGGATGATCTTAATCGCCGTGCCGCGCTCAACATTGTACAAAACGTGCAGCGCATACTCGTCATCAATGCCTGCCGCCGCCATTGCCTGCTCAGGTGTCTTTGTCCCCGCAGCGACTTCATCCTGCAAGTCCATCATCGCAAACAACTGCATCGCCTTGTCAGGATCGTTGCTATAGACGTTCTGGATGTATGATGCCGCAATGTCAGCTCTAAGCTGTAAGTTCGCTTGGTTCACGCCTTCAATGCTATAGCGACCACCAGCAACCCCGCGTGCTTGGTCATTGGTCACAATGTTCATTTCAGTATTGTACTGATCAATCGTTGTGCCAGGCCGAGATAGATTATAACGCTTTTTCTCCATGCGTGCTGCAATAGCAGCTTGCTCACGCGCTAAAATCTTTTTATCAATCTCGCCACGCAATCTAAACCGCGCTGCAATTTCATTTTGCTCAAACGAATATTTTAGCTTGCGCTGCAATGATCTATTTCCAACGCTTGAGATTGTAACATCTCGCAGCTCATCCATAGAGTTTTGCCACAAATTTTCGCCGTCTAGCACATTGTAGATGTCTTTGGACTTGCTCAATGTATATTCGGCTTCGCGCATGCCTTCCTCAATCGCCAACGCTGCCTCATTGAACTGAGCCTCTTGCGATGCCTGCCAACGCGCAGCGGCAAACTTAGTCACGCCCTCAAAGGCCGCAAGCATTGGTGCGGCCTTGTCCATTTCAAACTGCGCTTCTGCACGAGGGTTTCGGCGCACAGTGCCTCTCAGCTCTGTCCCAGGCATTGTCTCTCGGCTTATCGCCTTGCTGCGGTAGACGGGTATTCTCATGATATTCCAAAGTCCCCTGGGTTTTCATAAATAGTTGTCGCCGCGTTTGCGATTGCGTTGATCATTGACTTAGCACCTTGCGCCTGAGCCGATGCTGCCGCCATGCCACCTTCCATGCGTGACAACTCAGCCGACATCTCTAGACCCTCGATTTGGTCATCAATCTGCATGTTCTTTAGTGAGTTTTCAAATTCAGCAACTTTTTGCTCATAATCAAACTCACGCGCATTTAATCGCAATACTGCAAGAGGTGTCCCTGAACTCATGTCAAAGCCAGCATACCCAAAGCCGTTTCGCGCTGTGCCTTGCACTTCGCGCTCAAATGCATCCCTAGCTCTAACTTGAGAAACAAGAAAGTTTGCGTTGTATATTGAGCGCGACTTTTCTAACAAGCCAATGTCACGCTCAATCATACCAGCGTTAAATTCACCTACTTGCCGCGCAGCCTCGGCAGCCCTATTAGCCGCGCTGCGCTGCTGCTGGCCTTGGATTAAGCTCATGCCTGTTGTGAAAACTGCTAATGGGTTACACATCAATCATACTCACTTATCAAACGTATTCATGCGCGGGAAGAACGCTAGAACAGTTAGAGGCAAAGGTTGCCCCTGTTTTATATATACACGATCATCGTCGTCAAAGCCACCAGTGAACTCAATATCCTTGTCACCAGTAAATAACGGCACCGCCGTGTCCATGTCCATTGAGCTGTCGCGGAAGAATATGCGGTCAATCTCGCCGCTATCGTTGCCCACTTCCGCACCAACTGTTTCAAAGAAGCGCAGTGTAATTTGGTGGATGCGCTTAGGTTTACCTTGGCTCGTACCATCAGACGATCCGCTTTCAACCCGCAGCGTCTGCAATTCGCTGTCATACCCAAAACCAGCGACTGCGCTTGTTGATGAATAATCTAGGGCAATCCCGCCACTGCTAACAGTCTTATCTGGGTGTGTGGCTCCATTGCCCATAACTTGCAATGTTTCACCTTCCAAGTGGTATATACCGCTCAGCGATGATGTTGCACTGCCGCTGTACGACAGGCCGCTATCCACAAAGAACGCAGCAGTCGTATCCGCGCCAAAGTCAAATAACTTGAGCTGCTCAACATATCTTTTTGTAGCACCATCAATAGTACGCTTCACAACCATATACAGCTCGTCTTCACCGCTGTCTGTTGGTAGTGTCGCAATACTTTCAACAACAGCCTGACCGCTGTTAAACTCGCCGCCGATCACATGCTTGTGCCACGCAACGACTTTTTCTTCTCGGCGGTATGTCATCCCCAACAGCGTACCATCATCGCGCACAGCCCATACAACGCTGTCAGGCTCCTGCTGGTAAGCCATCTGCGTTATGCCGCCAGTCGTTATGTGTTCTGCAAGTATCGTCATGTCAGGGGCAGAATAGCCGCCCGTATCAACGTCACCAACAAACTTAAACTCTCGAACCTTACGACCACCCCTTTGTGCAAACAAAGTAACGTCAGCGACTTGCACTGGCTCTATTAAGGCCGATCCATAGTTTGAGTATTTGCGGATCAATGTCGTTGTCGGTGTAACAGGCCCATTGTTTGTTGATGTCAGGACGTATTCGCCGCCAGATGTGCCAACGGTCAAAACGCGTGTTGCCGATAGGAAACGAATGGCGTTTACCTGATTTGCAGCAATTGTATAAATCAGTGCATCATCATCAGCCGTCCCCACTGTGAAATTACTGTAATCCCCGTTTTTACTGAACCAGATGGTTTGCGGATTGTTGTTTGTATTTGCAAACACAAGTCGCTGCTCAAAAAATGTAACAACGCTAGGGCGGTTGTCTGAGCCAGATAGACTTGGAGAAGGCGACCCAGTTATAGAAAGTGTAGAAAAAGTCCACGCATTGTGATCTGTTCTTGATAACGTGCGTATATCATATGAAGGATGCACAATGTACATTGTGTCCGCAGACTGCGCAAAGCGCAGATCAAACAAATCAGCCGCTGCATATGGTGTCGCAACATTAAAAATTTCTGTTGCTGTGCCACCAGATGTGTAGGCCGCAAAATTTGTCGTATCAATGTCATTGCCGTGCAAGTCTTGCAGCGTGAACGTGTTTGTCGTTGAATTTGCAACAAGGTAGTTGCGCACATTTAACGCTGTCATACCGCCAACGCTGTCTATGTAGATTTCATCGCCATCGCTAAAACCATGCGACGAACTCGTCACTACGCCAGGATTGGCTTGCGTTATGCCTGTGATGCTCTTGTCTGTCGCATCTAAAACTTGCAAGCCATTACGATAAACGCGCATGACCTGATCGCCAAACTCCAGAATGTATGTGTCGCTTGTTTTAAACTGAAACGGGATCAGACGTGTTTTTACTGAGTTGTCTTTGACCTGACCAAGAAACTCGGTGCCTGGGCGGCGTGTAACCCCGCCATGAGGCATGACAACCATATTAGTTAGGTTGGACAAACCTTCGCTGTACTTGTCAATGTCAATGCGGCCTTCTAGTCTTGGACTGATCTCACCCGCTGTAAATGAGCTAAACGCTGGTGCAGAACGTGCCATCTAGAACCTACTTTCAATAAAGTCACTTGCCTCTAGGCGCTGGGTTGCGCCTTCTGTTGCGTCATTAAACCGAGCCTCAGTAATCTTGGCTTCATACAACGATGTCTGGATTTGCACCATAGTTGTTGACCCAGTTATTGCATAACATATCTCGGCAGCCAGTCGCGCCGATAGCGCTTCAACCAAGCTTGCGTCATACTGCTGTGGATCAGTAACCCGCCCAATAAATTTAATTTTTGCGGTGCCTTCGTCTGTCAGCAGCTTGCGCCCCTCAATGACATAAACAGGCCCACCGCTATTACTGGTCATGTTGTCTTGCGGATAAGATAGCGTGCCATTTGTAAACTCTAATACACGCAAACAAAACGGGGTTGTCGGGAGTGCGTATTGATATGCATAACCAAATGCAGGCGCATCTGTTTCCTGCGCCAACTCTGCCCTATGGACTAAGCAGTTCCAAGGATGTGCGCGAAACACCGCATCGCGGACAGCATCGTATCTTTGATTTACAATTCGTGCCGCCTTACTGTTTTCATCTAGCGAGGAAATGTTAGACGCGCCTAAATTGTTTAGCGCAAAATTTGCAATATCAACGGTACTTGGCATCCGCTTTCTCCATGTAAAAGAGGGGGCGGTTTCCCGCCCCGCCCTAATTAGTCAACCACATACATGATCGTCAGTTCAATAGTACCAGAGCCAGCAGCACCGCCCATTGTTACTGTGATCGCAACGCCATCCTCGTTTGTGTCTGTCTCTGTGCCTGAGCCTAGAGCTAGAGTAGCAAGAATGTCGTTCTTTGCCGCAGATGTTGACGCAGCCGCTGCCTTGTAAGCCGCCGCAGACGCAGACACAGCTGTACCAGCCGCGTTTGTGTGTGCTGCATAACCTACAGACAATGTTGTTGATGAACCAAGCGCGTCATGCGCTAGAGAACCTGTCAACAAACGAGCGCCATCAGGCAAAACAAACATCTCAATAACGTCACCAGACGCTAGTGCAGATGCTTCGTATGTGCCATGAGCTACGCGGATACGTCCACTAAGCTCATTTGCTTTGTTCATCACGGCTGGGGTTGCGCGTGAATTTGTGCGTTGTGCTGAATATACAGTAGCCATTTGTCAGTCTCCTTATTATTCGCTGCACGCGATTTCAACGACTTTGGCTTCTTCCATACGCGTCGCACCTACTGATTGACAGTAGTAAACTTGCGTTGCGTATGACTTGTCAGC